TTATTGCATCAGTATTAACAACAGCTAAACTATTTACTCCAGCTCCCGTGCTGCTACTTAATAACAACGCAGTTCCTCGCAAAGTCAAGTTCCCTGCACCAGTCAAATCAGATCCCGATTGAGTAAGCGCCGAATTCCCCAACGTATTCCCATTCGGCGTCCAAAGTGGGATAGTGTCTACTGTACCTAAACCATTCAAAGCCGTAGCGCCTGAAACTACGTGGTCAGTTCCAGCGTCGTCTGTGAACATAAGGGTATTGGGTGCATCATTTCTAACCCATACTTGTCCATCACCCACTACGTCAGCGTCGGCAGCAGCTTGCTCATCTAAGAAGAGGGAATTAATTCCACTAATGTTATTACCGTCGGATACGACAAGCCCAGTAACCTGGTAGTCCCCCGAATTGGTTCCATCTGTTTTAATTAAAACATTATCCACATGGGTATTGGGAATCCCAACGGCGGCGTTGGTATAATTTACGATGGCGGTGGCCGCAGCATTCCAACCAAGAACGTTACTTGCTACGGGTTCGGGAAGTTCTAAGCCGGAACCAAGAGTCCCACCAATGGCAACGGTAACCCCCCGTCCTAAGATTTCATCGATGTACTGAGAAATTTGAACGTTTTTATTAACGATATCTTCATGAGTATCCGCACTATACGCCCCCTGGGTGATTAGATTGGTTCCCTGAGTGAGGGTGGGTTTCCTCCGGGCCATAACGCTTTGGGAAGAAGTTGGTGCCGTAACCATGTTAAACTTACCACCAAGAACGTTACCAATCCCAGTTAGGGTGTAGTGAGTAACAATAGTTTGAATTACCTCGGCACGGGTAGAATTGGTGATGAGAATAATTTCAACGTCACCTTCAGCGTCAGCAATGAAACCATAGGAAAAGGAGGTAGTAGAGCCGTTCCCCGCAAAAATCGCTGTTTTCGTAGTAGTTGAACTTAACGGCATAACGTTATTCCTCAGTTCTCAATAAGAGAAGGTAAGGATTTTTAATTTCACCATCCATCATCTTCTCTGCCTGATTAATCGTCGTATTAATCTGCGCTGCGGGGAATCTAAATCCCACAATGGATTCAACCATTAGGGACTTTTTAAGAAGGGTCATATCAAATTCAGATAAATCCCCACGTGTTAATCCTGCTATAGCCTCGTACGCCTCTTGGCCGAATTGCGCAATTTCCTTCGTAGCCAATCCGGCGGGGGCGGAATCCTCATACTCAAGATATCCAGAAATATCCCTTAAGACGGGTATCGTCCCGGCCATATAACGAAATTGGGCCTTAGCCGCCCATGCGGCCCATTCTTCCGGCTCATCGGGTTCACCGATACCCCGCAGAAGGATAGCTTCGACCAGTACGGCAGGTAAGGTGTAAAGAAGAAGGAAATCTCCTAAAAGATGGGCGAAGGCAAATTTATCTTCAGATAATTTGGCTCTCGTTATGGAGTCAGCAGTAAGATTGTAGGTAGAACCAAAGAAATTGGCAAAGGTACTAAATATCTTCACCGTTTCCGGTCCCGTTTCAAAGGCGGATAAATCAACTCTCGCTCCACTACTTTGAGATTCCTTAACGGCTCTATCGGCTAAAGCTTTTGACGTTTCTACGTCTTCCCCCGCGATTTGATGTTTATTAAATTCACCAAGCCAAGTGATTAAGTCAACCACGTATTGAAGTTTAGCCAACGGCATAAACATATTAACTTCCACCCAGGAGAGAGTTCTATTAACGATCTTAGAGGGAGTTTGAAATTTAGTACGGTTACGGAATAGCTCATCAATTTCCCGGTTTACCCGGTGGGTGCGATTATTCATGAAGGGGGAAAGTTCCGTAACGTCCTTGAGAAGTTGACGAATTCCCGACATGGTGACGGGATCCTGTTCAATGGCTCGATAAATCTGCCCCATACCGTTCCAAATTGCAGTGGGGCCGATGGTAACAACGGATTGGGTTATCCCTACGGGTTGTTGAATAATGGTGGTCCATTTGAATCCCATAGTGGCGGCAGCTATACCCCGTCTAAAACGCCCTACCATCTTTTGAAATGCATCTCTCTGAATGTCGTCCGATTGCGCCATACGATCAACCCAATTAACAAAGGTTGATCGATACGCTGCATTCCCTAGGTGCTTCTGCATAGTACCGGAAATTTCATTGTTCTGCATCATCTTATTAAAATTCATGATGATTTCACGATGAGTAATATCAAGAATAACGTCGTCAAAATGCCTACTGATGACGGAGGCCATGTCTAGATTAAGAATTTGACCGGCAGACGATTTGCGGGGGAGGGTATGCCCCCGGCTAGTCATGGCGAAAGCGTATCCTTGTCTTTGTTTAAGAAATTCTTCAGCGGTAAGATTACGGCGAGCCTTTCTCTTTTCCTCCTTCGATACCTTCCGGGGGTCATAAACGATGGGATAATACCCACCACGGTAAGTACCCCAAAGAGTTACTATGGCAGTCGGTTGCACTCTCTTAGGGGTCCTCCCCGTCGTTCGCCTCTCCAAGGCAACCACGTCATCCCATTGGAACTCCATGAGGTCCCATATTCCTTGAATAAAATCCATGTCTTTCTTCTCAAGGGAATTCTTTATGTTCTCAAGGGATTTTGCACTAATGTGGTTATGGTACTGTTCCATTTCCAAAAGACGATCAAGGTTCTCCTCATTACCCATGTTAAGAACGATGGCCAACATCTTCTCTTTACGAAGGGAAAATTCTTCATTCTTAATGGGGATCTTCCGTCTAAGGTCACGACCTTCATACCTCTCATATAACTTAGCAACCTTATCCGTAATGTCCCGCATACGGGAAAAATAATCATCACTCCCCTTAGCGGCAGGAAGTATGTAATTCCTAAAGACAAAACCGTTGGCCTTGAATCCGTCCATTACTTTAGCCAAATGGGACATCCGGCGTATTAAGGCATGAAGGGATAGTATGGTATCGGACACAGGTTTTAAGAAGGGATCGTCTAACTCTATCTTTCCTTCTGAAACTGGAATATTCTCTTCTAAAACATCCTTAAGCTCCGCTGCAAAGAGGGCCTGCTCAATCTTTTCACCTTCCTTCAATATCTTTTGCTGGTCACGTCCAACGTGAGCCAACGACATAATGGATTCGTATAAGGCCTCGAATTTACCAAAGGGAAGAGATTTATAATGTACCTGTCCCTCTATATCCGCTGGGTCTACCCGTACGGGGTATACCGTATCCAAGTATTCATCAAGGGTTTGAGTTTTAGCCGTCACCTGAGGACGGCGTTGAGTCAGGGTAAAACGAAACATGATGTCGTCGATCTGTTCCATAGCTTCAACGCCGATGGCCTTACGGGAGTTAGATTTATTTATCCTCTTTAAATCCGTAACCATTTTAGACAAACGTTTAGTTTTGTCCCTAGCGGCACGGTAGAGGTAAAGAGACATAAGCTGACGGCGGCGAGCTTCCGCTAGGGCTTCCATATCTCCCCGCCTAGCAGCGGAAATTCCTAGGTTGGCCTGTTTTCTCCCCTCCCGAAGATGTTCTTCGGGACGAATCTTCCCCACGGGGGTATCGTTAATGAACCCCTCAGCAAAAATCTTTAAACGGCGAACGGGAATGGTCCTCTTTCCAGTTTTCCTTTCAGCCGCTTCCAATTCGGCTAGAAGAACGTTTTCTAGATGATGATTTTGAACAGCTTCGTTAGCGCGAGTAGTTTTATCATCAACCTCAGGGGCTATGTTCCCCTTTTTCTCAAGATTAAGCCCGGCCATCTTTGTGGCTTCCACATTTACCTTCTCATTGGTGTGGGCAAATACCGCTTTAAGTAGCTCAAATCCTCCTGCAAATCCGAAAAGCTGAGCGGCCCATTCAGGGTCAAGTCCCGTTCCATCCCGGACGGTAATGGTATGCGGACCACCGGGAAATCTAATTAAATCTTTATTGTCCTTAAATAACTCTATTACCTTATTATGATCTAACTTATGAATTCCGGAGGATTTATTTCCATCAGGCAAAGTTCCATGCATGAGGAATTGCTTAGCCTGATGGACGGGAAGCTTCTTCATTCCTTCTACAATTCGCCGTTTTTCAACGGCAAAACGGTTACGATATCCCTTAGTTTTCTTTCCTTTTTGTCTACGAAGCTCATCCCCATCTAATCGCCGTTTCGCTTCTGACGCCATCATGTCAGCATTATCTAGATAATCATTAAATTCCTGTTCCGTTACCCCCATCTCCCTAGCAGAAGCAAAAGCGGGTTGGAATCCCGAAGATGCACGGGCCTGGGCAATTTCCTCGTCCGTAGCCAGCATGCGGTCAAAATGTCCCCGGATTTCATCATTAAGTTCCGGCAATTGCCCTTCCTTATAAATGGAGGATAACCACCTACGGAAACGGTGAAATACCGCCTGCATCCTACGTTCAAGGGTGGGAGAAGACCCCTCCTGTAGAAACTTAAGAAATCCATCGGCGTACATCTCATGATGTTCGCGAGTAACCTCATCAAAAGAGGTAATCCCCATCCATCGGAAAGCTACTTCTAGGTCTTGTCTTACAACATCGGGAACTCCTGGGTCTTGGGATAGACGGTTAAGAGTGTGAAGATACCAGTGAGCCATTTCATGCATAAAGGTTGAAAAATTCGCTTTACTCGTAAGTCCAATAACGTTTTCATCAGGAGAGAAAAATCCCCGACTTTCCCCGGAAGTAGAGCCGTCCTCTTCCTGAAAAAGTGGCTGTCCCTTACGTAGAACTACGTCCTTAAGAGAGTCTGGGATGGGCATAAACCACCACTCGTTTCCATCATCATCCACACGCTTTTCTACCGTAACCCCGTGCTTCTTGCCAATCTTACGCATGTATTGAACGGCTTTTTTGTCGTACAGATTGTGTATAAAAGGTTTAGCCAAAAGAAAGCCTAGTGCGCTGCTTTCATCCTTTTTAGTAAGAATTCCACTAACCTTCTTTCCTTCCGTAATTTCTTGAATTAAAGCATCAGAAGCAACTCCCCTTGCTCCTATAAACTCTTCCATCTCTTTAATTGGAATATTAGTAAATTCCATGGGAGGTAAATTATGATGACTAGGTTGCCCAACCAATCTAACCGTTTGAGATTCATCGTCTCGTTCCCATTCAATTTTAGAAATTGAACTAAAATTAGCACCTCCATACCTTTTATAAATTATTCTTGACGGAGACCATCCAATTGCGTCATGCCCCCCCTCCACCACATCACGAATGGCTTGCTTAAGAAGAAGCTCATGCCAGTTGTTTTTAAAGGGAACATTTGAGATTCCTGAAAAAATAACATCAGAACGATTCTTATTCAACTTTTTTATTAAGCTAAGATATTCTGCATCACTACTTCGTACAAGATGTGATGTTATTGCTTCTCGCCTGGAATTAGAATCTTTATCACTGAAGTCCGAAGAAGCTGTAATAAATTCCATCCAAGAGATAGAATCAGGCCCCGTAAATCGAAGCGCAAAATCTGAAGGATCAAGTCTTTCCTTAATAGAAACCTCAAATCCGTTAGCTACAGCGTATTGTTTAAGATTTAACACAAAATCAAGAAGATTTAAATTATAGATATCTAAAGAAGTTATGACTTCCCCAATTCTATCTGCAAGATTCTTTCTTAATATTGCAGCCTCCCTATTGAGTTCCCTTTTTCGCTTGATTACCTCCGGTTGGGGTAGAGTTATATACCCTTTATCCCGCCCCTGTTGATGCCACCCACTCTGCATTTCATCTATAATGAAGGCTGAAACGTCATCGAATTGACGAGTTTTGCCCCGGAAATATCCTATTACGTTTTCATGTCCGGCGAAATGTTCTTCATTATAGATGACCCCCTCAGGAGCGTTAGACCATTTCAGGAGACGTTCAACGTAATTCGTACCCCCATCCACGGTCTGTTCAGCAAATCCCCCACCTCGTTCTATTTCAAAAATTGCTTCCTCAGCATCTTCAAAAGTAGTATAGGAAGCTATATATCCCGCATCTGGACCAGAAATACTATACTCCTCTGAACCTAAAGGAGAAAACTGTATCTCAAACCCCAAATTAGTAGACCATACACGAGGAGGATTTTCGGTTATTCGCTCTTCAACCCATTCATTTCTTTCCCTTATTACATCAGCGGACAATATTTTATCCGGATGATCCCTTTCCCAAATAACTTCAAATCTATCACGAATTTCCACTCTAAGATTATTACTTATAGAAAAATCAATCTCATTAAGAACAAAATGCTCTCTATCAAACTCTCCTCTTTCGACGGAATTAACTGTTTCAATCTTCACGTTATGCTTACTAATGAATTCCTGGAGTTCCCCACGGGTAACGCTCTCCCTCCCCCCAAGAAATCCCTCTACATCTACGAATTCCAATTCTTCCTTCTTAACGTTGGGGGCCTTTCGAATGATACCCATCCACTGTTCAGGGGTCCCTTTAGGGAGGGAGGATAACTCCACGGCACGAAGGACGGCAGAATAAAAGGTAGGAACCTGAACCGGTTCTAATTGGTCCAATACTTCAATTCCACCTTCAGGTTCGGCCCCTTCCGGCAATTGTTGCTCAAGAAGAAGACGGGAAGCCCCCTCTATCTGCTCACTAGTAACCTTCTCACCTAAAGCAATTACTTCATCTGTAAGTTTAGAAAGAAGCTCCGGAGAAGACACGACGTTTAAAAGTTCTTGAGAAAAAATTTTAGGTAATTGAATTTGAGGAGTAGCAGATTTAAAACCTATTTCTTTTGGAGGAGCCCTAAGAGTATCTAGTGCATCTAATATACTATCTCTGCGTTTCATTATAGACTGTTTTTGTTTAATTAACCTCTTCTTTTCATCTTCAAATTTAGCCGATCGAATTTCATCATCTAATATATTAATATCACGTTGTAACTTAGAGGCATTATTATTAAGTTGTTTTACTGAGGAAGTTTTATTATCAACCTCCGAAATTACTTTCTCAAAAAGAGTGGGATTCACGTCTCTAAGTAAATCTACAACCCTTTCTAAAGTTGTAGGGGCATCCTCAAAACTAACCTGTCGAAGCATATCAGCATCATCTCTAGACAATCCGGGAGGTTCTTCCCCTACTTGAAAAAAGAATTTCTTTGTAATGGGTTCTTTAATAATTACAAGACTATCCTCTTCTGATCCTTCAACCGTAAATCCTTCGATTGGATGTTCCTCATAGAATTCCTCAAACAATTCATCAAATTCATCTTCTTCGAATCTCTCATTAAACTTCTTTACGCTACCCGCAACCTTAATTTTAATTTCTTTAGGAATTTCATCCATCCCCGCAAAAGTATCAATAAATCCTTCAGCTTGGGTCATTCTTCCAAAGTTAGGAATTTCCTCGGGACTTAATTGAATTAATTCCAAATCAGTTAAAGATGGAGTAACGGCTTTCGTTACCTCTTTGCCTACAACGGCTATCGATCCAGCTATAATCCCTAGAGATTTAAGGAAAGTACGACGATTCATCTCAGGCTGCCGTATAACCCCCCCTTCCCCCTCTATCTGCTCTTCTAAGAATTCTTCTTCCAAAAAGAGGGTAGCAGTTTCCTCCACTTGTTCTTCAGTAGAATCTACCCCAATCTTCGAAAGCTCCTTAACTAAATTACCCAATAATTTAGGATTACCTAGAACATCAACCAATTCCTTAGAAAAAATCTTTGAAAGTTGAGGTAAAAAGCCCCTACGAGTAGTAACCGGTAATTCTTTAATCTCAATTTTTTCTGAAGGTGGCTTAACTTCTTCCTCTAATTCCTTCAACACATTTGAGGGTGCCTCCGCACCTACGGAACGAAAGGCATCCTGAGCGTTTTCAAATTGTCCAATAAATTTCCCCCCTGAATCGAAGGTATCAAAAGCTTGCTCCTGTGAATTCCATCCGATCTCCGACCCGTCTCCCGTCTTCCATAGTTCTGGCTCAATATCCCCCGTATTAATTAAAGTTTCTGCTAACGTCTTTAATCCTTCTTTTTCCTCTTTTATTTCCTCAAAAGTTTCTGCAACGTCAACGTCAAAATTAAAGTCTTTTAACATCTCTAAAGCAAAAGTACCTTGTTCAAAAACTAACTTACGCCAAAAATGACTGTTTCGCATGGCAGAACCGGTTATTCCAATAACCTCCTTAGCTTTAAGAGAAATAATTTCCTTACTAACCGTTACCGGTCCAACAGATATCGCTGCCGTTGCTGCTCCAAGAATTTTAAGAAATCCCCTACGAGACATATCGGGCTGATCTAATATATCAGGTTTCCCACTAATAGCTTCCGGTGAAGAAGGAAAGCTACCAGGAGTAAGAGGTCTAGCACGACCACCAAGATCCTTCGCCTCTTCCTCAGTCATCCTAGGAGCAATACTGTCCACATCAAATTCTAAATCAGTATGCTCACCTAAAAATTTAACTTTCTTACTAAATCTAGTTTCTACCTCTGCTCCTCTTTCCATTTGCTCCTTAAGTACTTCTTGGATTGTTTCTCTAAGCCTTTCATCAGTAATTTCACCTAATTCAGAGGGAAGAGAAGGAAGATCCTGCTTTAAAGATTCAAATAATGTCGAATTTTTTAAAGCAGAAATTAGTTCACTAGAAAAAGCCTTATGTATAGGGACGAGTTCCCCCCCTCCCACTGCAACAGCAAGAGAATTTAAAAATATTTCACGGTCTGCAAAAGACCGACCAAGAGGTCTAGGTTGGGTAACAATCCCCCCAACGGGCCTCTCCCCCCCTTCGATCTCAATGAAGGCACGCCTCCCCTCCCTCCGGCCAGCAAATACCCCAGGGGGGGCCACCTCCTCAAGGGGTTTGCCAGACGCTATGGAAAGGTTAATGACGGCACGGGCTGCAAGACCCGCCTGGTCGATAATAACTTGGCTACTACCCACCCTCCCCGTTTCCTCCAGTTCTGCCCGGTATTTTTCGGTTAAGTCCGCGTGAATTCTCTCAAAATCCTCCCGGTCCTGCTGGGTTAAAACCTGATTCTCCATGAGGCGGGCGGCTTCTTCCTTAAGATTATCTTCATGAAAGGCCGCTTCAAACGCGGTGGTAGCTCCCGCTCGGAGCTTAAGATGTTCCTTGAGCTTTCCATGACTATCCGTTCCCCCAACGTAAACGACGTATTCCCCAAGGGGAAAGAGAACGTCACCATCCACCCTCAGCGCCTGGTTGACTCGTACCTCCAAATCCGGAAGGACCTTCCTAAAATCGTCTAAGGCATCCGGATTTTCATTTATATGTTTGGATAAGGTTTGGGCATCAACCCGTATAAATCTTAATGATTGGTTACCCAAAAATTCTTCAGCCGTTTCCTCAACGTATTCAGCCATTTCTTGGGGGGTACGCTTAATTGATTTAGCCCCCTTTGCGAACTCACCAATGTAGTCGAAGAATCTTTGCTCCCTTTCGATGGCGTTGGATTCTTCAACTCCCTGCATGAGGATTTGGGCGTCGGCAGTGTCTTCAGGACTTTCGGAGATCGGAACTTCGACCTCTCTCGCAACTCCCTCCGCCGCTTCCTCTCCTTCTTCGATCTCGACATTTATAAATTCCTCCTCACCTAGAGGACGGCCCGTGTTTGGATCGACCGTCTCATCAATTGGTGTAATCGTTGGCTCATCCGGCAAAGCACTTTCAATGGACGGTCCCCGTCCATCGGTCTTCACAGCCTTAACCACCCGTACCGTGGTAGCGGGACCACCCGCCCCCAATCCTACCTGGACACCCGTCCTCATGGCCTGCCATATTTGGGCTAAAGCTTTAAAATTCCCTTCCTCGTCCGTAAAGATAAATTTTCTTAAAATGTCATCAAGCCCTTGTCCCTCAAAGGCGTCCGGGGAAGAATACTTACCCAATTCCCCCGTAAAGATTTGAATAAACTCTTGAAGACCCTCTTGAATAGCTTCAACGCTGGCAGCCACCCCCAAATCCCTAAATGCCCTCAAAACCAACTCGCGGGAAGTCTTATTAGCAAGGAGTTTACGAACGGCGGTCCTCTGTGCCTCCCTAAGCAGGAAGGTACGACCACCTGGAAGAACCTTAGCTACGATGGGGAAGGTAGCTGCCTCCACCATTCCTGCCAACCCTCCCGTCATCAAAGCAAAGGCGGCAGCATCCTCAGGAGTAATGGAATTCCCGTCTTCATCCGTCATGGTAGCGTAATCTACCATGGCGTGCCCCCCCTCAAGCATAGCTGCGTGTAGGAAGAGCATCCCCCTTTCGCCAATGGCGGAACCCGTAGCGCTCACCCCGGCCACGGTAACGGGGGTAGCCCCCAAAGCACCAATTCCCGCTCCTACTCCCCGGCCAACCGCCCTACCGGCAAACATGGCAAGAACGCTAGTGACGAGATTAACCCCCTGTTCAGCTACCGCCAAGGGAATGCCGGTTATAAATCCCCTCTCCTCAATTTCCTCATCCTTACGGCGTATTACTTCCTCCCGGTCAAGAATTTCCTGCATCCTCTCTGGAGATATCTCCCCCCCAGCTAAAACCTGGGACATCCATACCGCTCCATCCCAAGCCTGCTTATAATTATCTACTCCTAAACCAGCAGCAACCCCAATGTCTCCTAAATAATCTTTCAAATCTTCCAAATTTTGCTCAAAGGCGGAAACGTGTTCTATTTCATCGCGGGTTGCAGCCGCAAAATTGGGATCGGAAAGAAACCGTTCAACGAATAAGGGGGCCAACCGGTGTAAATCATCGATCTCCTCATCCGTAATGTCAAGAGACTGTTTAATCCTCTCCGCCGCTTCCGGATTGTCCTTTAAGGCTTCCATAGAGAAACCGGTTTGTTGAGATACCTCGAAATTAGGATCGTCAACGGGAATGATGGAAGTGGATAAGAGTGACTGGCGAAAAGTTTCCCTCTGCCTACCCTGTATACGTTGACCCACCGAAGGAATGGGCGGTTGTTCCTCAGGTTCAAGCACTTGTAGCGGTGGTGCAATGGTATTCGTCGGAATAAGGGGAATACTTTCCTCCTCTTCTACCCCTTCCAACAGTGGGTCAATGTTGAATAATCGTTTTTCGGGCATATTACCGCCTACCCCCCAAGGAAAACCCCCGGATCTGATTGGGATTAGCTAAAAACTTTTCCCGTTGAGTTCTCAAAAGTACCGACTCCTCTTCAGGGACTATCTCCCGCCAAATGTCCGCGTAATCCTGCGCAGTTAAAAGTTTATTTAGGAAGATTCCCCTCTCCAACGCCCCCTGAGCAAGAACACGTATGTTTTCAGGGGTAGGCTCCTCATCAACTAAAGTAAGCCCATCAGCTATGATCCCGGCTACGGCACGCGGGATGTTTTGTCTCTCCCCGGTAAGGTTGAGAGTAAAAAATTCCCTCTCCACAAATTCTTCCGACAATTTTCGAGTTTGCTTATTAAACCTCGGGATCTCTATCTTTGTTAACAAACCCAATCCGAGAGATTGTAGTTCATCTGAGGTAGGTGGTCTGCCGTTTTGAATTCTAAATTCCTCCTTAAGTCCCTCAAGCTCAGCCTGAAGAAGGGTGGACCTCCTTAGGTCATCCACGTTCTTGACGTCCTTATCCCCCAGCTTAGCTGCATTAAGAACGAGTTCTAAAACTTTAGCCTCGGAACGGATTCCGTGCTGGTCCTTCTTAAATGCGTCTAAATTTTGCCTAGCCTTATTTTGTTCTTTGATTAATTTTTCAGCTTGGGATTCGGATAATACCCCTTGGGCGTGTAAAATCTCAATGGGAGTACCAATGAAATTGTTAATATCCTCAATGTCTGGAGAACCACTAAGTTTCAATAAGTCTAAAAATACCCCCGTATTTCCCGGACCCGGCATTTCGCCCCTAACTAACTTTCCTTCGTATTCAATAATGAATTCCAAATTTTTATCAAACCTGAGTTGCGCCTTTTCCTCAAGGGACAAATCTTCAATTCTTCCTCCATCATTTACGTACTTAAGGGTAATTTTAAGCCTATTTTCCCTTTCCGTTACATCCGAAATTCCTTCCCTCCGAGCGCGATCCCCGAGGATGGTTATGGCCTTCCTCGCTTCATCAACGGTAAATCCTCCACCGCGAACGTCAGTTTGCTCATCCACAAAATCGGCTTGAGCTTCAATCCCCCCAATTCCCGCAGCCATATCGGCCAACTCAAAGGCGTTTTTATTCTCCAAATCGTCCAAAAGTTGAACGCGTAGTTTAGAAACCTGTACCTGGTCCACACGATTATTAACCGTTCCCAACTGATCAAGAAAACTTAAAGCAATTTCCGGACTAGTAGACCCCAAAACGGCTGCGTTGGAAAGAATGAGATCGGAACGAAAATCTTCAAACATATCGTTAGCCAACTGCTCATTCTGTATTAAGGCCCGAATCGCCCCATTTCCCTGAAGTAGAGCAGAATTAAAGGTTGAAGAATCGAAGGGATCAGCCAGCACTTCATTTTTAAGAGATTCCATCCTCCTGTCAAGAGTTACCTTTTTTTCAAACTCTATTTGATCCAACTGATATCCGGATATGTTGGACAACTGGCGGCGCGTAAAATTAGTCCATTGGAGAGAAAAGGCATTCTGAGCGTTGGGATTAAGCTCTCCCGATAAGCGGCCCCCCACTTCGTCAAAGAATTGTGACGCCTCATTTGAAATATCTCTGGCATCCCCCCCCTTCCTACCATAAATGGGGTCATCACCCGTCTTAAGAAAAACGTCCGTTTCCGCAACTCCCGAACTTAAAGCATTTAAAACGTCTAAAGCATTTTGGTCATTCTGCCTTCGAATTGCCAAATCCGATGCAGCACCACCAATATCCCCCACCACCGATCCAAACCTTTGTAAAGATTGAGCTTCCGCCCCACCGAAAGCAGCTATAGGAGCGCTCAGGCCAGATACGGGAGTAGGTTGAGCAATTGACCTTACCTCCCCAACACCTTTTTTAGGAACTACCGGCATTAAAATACCCCTGACTGTTTAAATGCAACAGTTTGAAAGGCTGTATTGGCCTCCCCGCCTAAGAGGGTGGAAAAGGCGCCTAATCTCGCAGCCCCGGAAGCGGACGCAGCTACATTTGAAAATAGAGCAGATTGGGCTAAAAAGGAATTGCCCTGACTAAGAAGTCCCACAGCTTGTCTCTCAACGTTATTTCGAATGGTAAGAGCGTCCAACTCCGTAAGTTGGGCGGTATCTTCAAGTACCGTGAGGGCCGTCCCTTCCCCCAACAAGATACCGTTTGATGCAAAAGCTGCGCGTTGTTGCCCCTTAAGGTCCTCTGCCTGAAGACGAAATTGAGTCTCAAATTCCTCCCCCCGATCATAAGTGTCGTCAGCAGCCGCCCTAAAGGTAATGGCGTTATTTCTAGCTACATCCGCCTGAAATTCAGCTTGTGCTTTAGCAGCCTGACCGGCACGGATTTGACCATACGCAGCTACACCACTCCCAGCCGCAGACATAGCTAAACCGGCAGCCGCCATTATGGTTATGGGTTCACACATTCACTAACACTCCAATAAAATTTATGAAATAATTTCCCCTCTATACCCCAGGGAACGGGAACCTTCAGGGTAAAACCAAAATGTTCGAGATATTTGACACTAACTTCATCCTTGGCATACACCCAATTCTCAAGATATCTAAATTTATCCTTCATTTGCCCAATGTATAATCGGGATAAACGGTACAAAGATACGGGATATTTGTGGAGGTAATCTGACCCCAACATCCAAGGAATTCCCTCCCCCGGATGGCCGGGAATCGTACATACGCCGAAAACGCAAAGGGGCATCTTTTCTCTCTTCTCAAACGCCCACGCTCGAATGGGGGAACTTTTAAGGGAAAGACGAAGGATAAGTTCCACGTCCTGCCCCGTAGCCACCTCTATGGCCTCAGCATCAAGCTCTCTCATATTCCTGGAAATCCATTGTATAACTTCATCCTGAACTTCGCTAACGATACGAATATTTTGTTGTTTTAAGACGATCATATGCCCCCCAAAGATATCTCCGGTGCAACACTTAATATCGTCATGGGAAGGGGGTCCGTAGTTTCAAGATAAACCCTCCCATTACTATTCCAGTCAGATTCAAGGGTGATGGTCTTCTCGCCCTCCTGAAAGTTTGTTGGCTCATCGTAGTCTTCATCTTCCCTCTGGAACAACTCAGTTAAATTTGAAGGATCGGGGCCACTCCACCCCCCGCGAGTCTGATAAAAATTAAATGTGACCCTATCGATACTCTTAAGGAGACCCGAGGTAATCCCTTTAGGGTCAGTAATGTCCAAGGTTTCAAATTTACAAGTGTAGGGAAGTCCCACGTGAATACGGGAAGCGCGTCTACCGTCAGCTAAGGTAATTCCCCCCGCAGCGGTAACGGTTTGTAGGGGGTCTACATCCCCGTCAGCTAAAATGGTTACTTCATGCCCAGCAAGATGGTTAAGACCCGTAACCGCTAAAACTGCCTTACGCACCTCACCGTTACTGGCAAATGCCGTATACCCCGTCCCATCAATGGTCGTCATCCTAATGACTCTTCCGTCGTCAACGTACGCACCATAAGCGGACGTATTGACGTCACTACTGGTGAGATCTTGAAGTTCAAAGGTATTGGAAGCAACGTTGGCCACCTCAAAGAAGGTATCGTTAACCTCAGTCATACCCGTTACATTTTCAATGAGAATAACGTCCCCATTAGACATTCCATGAGACGTTTCAGTAGTCACTACCCCGGGATTAGCCTGAGTAATGTCCGTTATTTCAAATTCTGATCCCACAACGGGATTGACGTCTATGAGGCGGAAGGAATCAGCGTCTATTAAGGACATACGAAATCTAAGATCATTAATCCCCGTCATCCCTCCGACTCCGGCAACGTCTACATAATCCCCCTCAACAAAACCGTGAGCAGTAACGGTTAAAACTATGGGATCCGCCTTCGTGGCTCCTGAAATGACTTTAGGATCATCTAAGGAAAGGCCGCAATCCACGAAGAAGGCATCCCTTATGTCATCCACAATTCGGGATTGAATTCTTTCAATAAACAAACGCGTGGTTCCATTTATTATCCTGAGACTAGTAAGGTATAAAAAATCCCCATCCGTTTCGGAAACGGCACATACACTTTCTATATTTCCCTCGGTGCTGTGTATGGACCACCCCCATAAATCATGCTCCGGCATGAACGTCATAGAAACGAGAGTCGTATCGTCCACCGTAACCCATAAAGTACGGGCCGGTTCGTGGGTATAAGCCCAATCCGTAATAGTTTTTCCCCGGAAGAGATGCTCAGCTAAAATACTTCTATCCTCGGAACGGAAGGAATTAGTTTCAAAAGCAAACTGTACATCCCAAATGGAGGAACCGATACTCTGAACGTATAAAATGGAATCATTGGCAAGAAGAGGCTCCGGCATGTCCGCACACCCATTTTTGCTTTGAACCCGGTTCCGAATGTTTTCAACGACGTAGGAGGCTTCCCCACTAGATGAAACCCAAACGCCTCCAGACGTAAAAATAAATAATTCATTTTGAGATAGAAGATGTCTAATTTCATTAGCTTGAAGGCCGGGAAGAGTCATGGTAACTGCATCCCCGGTCTTCCTAGGCTTACTAAAATTAAAATTAAACAAATTTCCAATTTGAGTCATCCAAATGGTTTGAATGCCATTATTCGTCCTAGCGAATAATTGCCGCTGCTCATGGAATGCTACGCTTCCGGGAAAGTCATCAGTAAGTAAAAAGGGTTCACGCGTTTCATTGGGCGGAGATACGTCGTTCAATGCCGCCTCAATATTATCATCTTGAAACCAGAAAGGTGAAGGTCCACACATCGCACGTTTAACGATATGGGGACCACCGCCGGGAACATGTGCAGTGAATCCCGACGTGTCGATCGGCTTACCATTAAGATCAGTAAGCACAAATGTCGTCGTCGAAAGTACCGTGCCCACACCAAAAAATTTATCGTTTACCTCAGTCATACCCACAACCAAAGCAATATATATTACGTCGTCTTTTGAATATCCATGCGCTACAGATGTCGTCACCACACCGCCGGATGCGTCTTGGGTAATATCACTAATCGTTTTAAGATCCGAAGTAAACGTCCCGGTAGTCGTAACGTCCTGACCTAAAAAATTTCGTAATTCAAATGTCGTACTTGCCACATTTGCTGCTATAAAAGTCTGCCCATTCACCATCGTCACACCAAGAGATTCCGTAAAGAAAATCTTATCGCCATTTTTAAAACCGTGCACTGCAAAGGTGGTAACAACGCCCGGCGTCGCCACTGTAATATCCGTTACGGTTAAGTAATCGTCATTCTTTATACTTCCAGGCGTTGAACCTATGTATCCAAATATTCCGTTTTTATTTTTGTAAACGTTATACCCCCCAACCGGCGCGGTACGAACCGGCGTACTCCCCGCAATTGGGTCGAACGATAAATCAATGCCTTGTTTCGCAAGATCGTGCGCGTGGTCAAGAACCAAATCGGCTGAAGATAAACTCTCTTCCCCCGTCTTATCATCTAGGGAGGAAATGCGGTATTTAAGTTTCTCCTCCGTATAAACTCTACCCCCGGACGTGTAGGCCGTCATTCCCGTACCGTCGAGATCGGACCCATTCGTGTTAATGATTTGCATCCAATACACCGGCGAAGCGACGGCAATTCGAGATATTATAAACCATTTTCCATTAAGCTCCACCGTTCCACCAACGTTTTCCACCCAAATTCTCTGTCCAACGGAAAAATTGCTCGCCACGTTCTGTGCCGCATCAAATTCAATTCGAACGTGGTTACTGTTAGTTAACACCAACCCCTGAATTTCTACCTGCCAATCCTGCGAAATGTCTAAACCCGTCGGAGCTACAATTCCCGGAGTCGTAGAACGATCCGCTATGGAAAAATCGTAATGTCCTAAAGCACCTCGTGTAACGTCCCGGATGGGATAGGAAGGGTGGGTAATGGTCATCAAATCTGCCGATTGATCAAGTTTTAAACGTTTAAGATCAGCCTCAATATAAGTAGTCGTAACGGTCTTAATTCGGGCAACCGTCCCCCCGGAAGAATACGCGGTAAAACCAGATGTACTTATGTTATTACTATCTACATCGTTTAATTCAAAGGAATTAGCAGCTTGATTAGCCACCTGGTAAGTTTGATCATTTACCTCTGTCATTCCCACCACGTCGGTTATGTACACCCAATCCCCATTGGCAAACCCATGAGCAGTAGCGGTAACGACTCCCGGATTGGCTTGAGTTAAACCCGTTACAGTAACTGCCGTTTCCGTAACGAACGCTCCATCCTTAACGATGCGGAAATATAAATCTCCAAATTCGAGAGCATACTGCTGTTCAGAATTATAATCAAAAGTTATGAGACGGGACCTCTTGGTTGAACCGTCAGTATACCCCAAACAATAGCCAACTACCTTCGTACCGGGACGGTTGGACACCCCTCCGTGGGGAATAACGTTATAATTCTCTAAAGTTCGGAGTCCCGTTTGAAATCTGGCTAAGTCTACCCGGCCATGGGCCTTAGGAGTAATAACCCCCGCTGCAAATGAAGGCTGTAATTTATCGGCCATATCATGAACTCCTAATTATATTAGGAGTCAAGACTTGATTAACAATTTCATTGCTATTCATGTGAATTACCTAGCCGCTATGGCCCCCGCCCGGGGCTTTCTGCCCGGAATACCTTCATTCCTATTTTGAACCTTCGCGTTACTCATAGATATGGTATATCCGGTAACGCAAAGCTGGTAAATCTTTTCATTGCGGGTTAGAGGAACGGCCAACTCCATACCTAATCTCCAAGTAAAGGCTTCTTCAAAAATCGGATCAAAGAGGACCGGGTTTTCTAAATTCCAAATGAAGGCTAAAGAGGCTTCCTCAAAATCCGTAAGAATGGTTTTAGCCGACCCATCCGCTAAAAGTTCAATGTCAAATTCAATAGGGGGCTCAGTTTTAGCCCTGGAAGCATGAACGATACGCATTGCCTTCAAACAATCCGCCGGATAATCATAGCGGTAAGACCAACCGGGAGGAGGGTCTTCCGCGTGTAGACCGAGTGTAACCGTAGTCGTAGCGAACTTCCACTCCTCGGAACGGAGAAGTTCCCGACGAAGGGGATTATAATGCGTATTACATTGATTGGCTTCCGCAGAACCATCTGAGGGAAAAACCGCTGAAACGGAAGGACGACCAACGTGGGATAATGCCCGATTACAAATGTCAACGATGGCAGCCATTCTTAATCCTCCTAATGCTAATGAGAGGAGGGAGTAAGAAACCCCCTCCTCCCCGTACCGTTGGGTCTTATCTTAAACTTACTTCTTAACCTTCTCTTCCTCCTTGGCCTTTTTCTTTTCGACCTTTACCTCCTCGGCCTTCTCCTGGGGAACATATACTTTCATCCAAATCTTAGAGAAAGCCATAGGCATCTCGGTTTCCGGATTAACGGGTTCGTCTGGAATCTCAAAGGGACCTTCGTCTCCCTTATCCGGTTCCCAAAGCCTACCGTTAATGTATCCCTTCCTAATGGCTACCACCTTCATGATTAGCCTCCAATTACGGCTTGGTTGCGAGCAGCAACGATCCCGGCGACGATGTTACCCGCCGTCATGGGACCGGTAGCTACCGTATAGTTAAGCCGAATAAATTGCTCAAGAGTTCCAATTGGAATATTGGAAATGAGAAATTTATACCCAGCAACAAGTGTGGCCTTCCCGATGGCGGCTGAAGTCCAAAGTGCCGTAGGGCTACCAAACGCAGCCGTCGTATCCATCTGGAGAGCTACGGTAAGCGTACCTGCTCCAGCTGCAGTAAAGGCGGTAGTCACTTGAACGAGGATGGGCTTTAAAACACCCGCCCCCAAATCCGGTGTGAGCGCCTGAGCAGCACGGATCGGCGTACCCGGCGTTCCGAGGTCTATCAGATTCGTTGACGCGGCGGTGATGGTAATCGCCTGGTCATCGCTAAACAACGCTTCAGCATCAAGTATCATTTTTGACCTCCTTTCTTAAGTTACCGTCGCTTCAGCGTCGGTGATTGCATCGACCTCGTGAATTGGAAAGTCTAGGAACATAACCACGGGCATCCCATCAACCGTTTCACGAATTGACAATTGGGTGTTGGAATTAGCCTTCATCGCATGGTGATGGAGGAACCGCTTTATCGTAGTGTTGCAGTAGATGACTCCCATACCTTGGGGGGTCTTCCTCTGTTGAAGCTGGTAGTACGCCTGCACCATGAGATCGATGAGGTTCGCACCAGCAGTTGCACCCACCGTAAGATCGGATACGTCAATGTTGCAAATGCGAACGATGTAGCGCCAATCCCTAACGCTGATCCCCGTATGCCATACGTATTGGTCACAGAAGGCATAGTACGGATTGTTGTCACTATCTTCAACCCTTTGAAGCCCATGATTGGTGTGCTTCATGCCAGCTGTAGTTCCAGCGGGGTAAATCAAGTGACACGTCTGCGGGCCCCAAACGATAAACCAGATTGAGGTATTATCGGATTGGGCACCTGAAGCAGAAATTATCTGATTGGAATTGTCCTCGCCCGTAAGGGCACCAAAACGCGGGGCCAGACCCAGGATACGCTCCGGGTCCGTATTCGTATTATGATAAAATAGAGCCGTCGCGTGCTCTTGAGCCATAGCTTCAAGAAAGGCTTGGGCCTCACTCGCCCGGAAGGCTCCGGGGTCGTTACTGATGTCTACAAGGTGCTCATCAACGCGCGAATGCGCCTCAATGATGCCCGTCGTATCCCTAACCTGCGTGGTTGCGCTTTTCGTTTCAGCAACACCCTTATTTAGTATCCTCCAGCTTACGCCGGGAAGCGTCGAACGCATCGTGGTCAAATGACTTGAACCATCGTTACATTCTATCGCTGGAGCATCCGCTAAGATGGGATTAGTCTCAGATAGGATCTCAATAATCCGAGCAATCTTCTGCTTCCCGTCTTGACGCCGATACAAATCTGCAAGGTTAAGGAAACTGTTCAATGTCGCCATATCGTTTCCCTTTCCTAATTAGTCTTTTCATGTTCCGGGTAAAAGAGCTCACCATCCGTCATTGGCTTCGAATGGTCAGCCGCCTTACTTCCGGCAGTAACCAATTGATCCTCAGTTAACAACCTCCCTATGCGAGCGAAAGCCATAATGAGCGCCCAATGGTTACCCATACCCGTATCGTTCAGGACCGTCCTAAGCTCGTCACCCCCGAACCGACCAACAACCTTATTAGCCATCTCAAGGGTTTCCTCCTTCTTATCCCCCCCAAAATCGGGATGATTGTCCAATTGCTTAAGCCAATCCTGCTGTAAATCGAGGAATTCTTGACGCTGAGCTTTAGAGTCCGCAGCCTGCATCTCCGTAAAGAGGTCAACCGCCTTTTGAGCCTTACCTTGGTCAAGACCCAATTCCTGAAAAACGGGAATGGCCCTTTCCAGTTTAGACTCATCTAGAGTTACCCCCTCAGGAAGAGTGAAGTCTTCGTACTTCTGCTTCTCATCCTCAGGTCCTTCCTCTGCCTCATCCTTCGGTTTGACACCGAGGGCTGTAGGTTTCTCATCAATCGTTTCATCAACCGCCTTCTCATCCTCGGCAGCATCCGATTTCTTCTCTTCATCAGTAGGAACTTCAACTTCTTCCTTAACCGCCTCTACGTCTTTATTGGGGGGCATCTTTTAAAATCTCCCTTTGTATTACCTTCAAATACCCAACATCGCTAGTCTTAACCATCCACTTCCGGAGGACCCTCCCAACGGAGCGTTGCCCTTCCCGGTAAGCGGTCCAATGAGAATCGGAACCGTCGCGGTATGAAGTCCCTTCCACGTCGCATTCCTTGAGTATCCTAGCCAGTACGCGCCTCCCCGATTCCGAGTTAAGAACGTCCCTTAAGGCCATCTCATTCAAAGATGCTTCATTACCCGGCATTTGCCGCCTGCCTTACCTGCTCCGATATCGTTGAAAGCACCGTGTCCCCCTCCTGATTTATCTCAGCGTCGGAAGCCGAACGAGCGGCCTCGGCTCCCTTTGAAGCCATTTCCACGGCCTGTTGGGCCTGCTGTATCCTCGCCCTCTGCCCCCGAACGTTAGCTACCACGTCATCGGGAAAGACGTGATTGGGGGGGACTGCCGACGCTTCAAAATAATCGGTAATCGCTTGATCCGTATTGTGCTTATCCCAAACGGAGGGATCCTGCTTAGCTTCCGCTAGACCAGCCACAAATTGAATGGTTCTTTCGATGTTGCCTAAAACGTGGGACTTTTGGGCCTGAGCTAGGATGGATAAATACTCAACCTTTAAATTTACCCCTTCAAGTTCCGGGGGAGGTTCCGGGAGCTGTCCCGCACGGGAAAGAACGTTAAAGGTACGATCCACCATGGGGTCAAGAAGTTCATCATTTAAACGATGATAAACCGTCCCCAACTTAAGCAACTTCTCATCCCGCCTTTCAACTATTTCAGTAGCGGTAATTTGAGCACGGTCAAGCTCGGAAATCATGGCAAAGGCATCAACGTAAAAGCACTGCTTTATGCGATCCCGGATGTCGGCGATGTCCGCCAGGAGGGCTTCAATCTTTATGTCCACTTCATAAAGGGTACGAAAACCTTCCGTCGACGATGAGTTAGCGTCATAAAAACTAACCCCGCCCGCAACGTTATTAATGTCGGTATAGTCCATGGAGGAGGGAGCTTTAAGGGGGGGATTCACCATCTTCTCTATGGCTTTAGCCTTCTCTTCCGTCTGATATTGAAGTTGCTTAATGTCACCTAGGCAAACGGAGCCACGGCCCCAACCATACACGTCGTTAGAAATGGTATGCCAGCGGGGAGCCATGACGGGGAATTCCATGAAGCCGGACACTCGAAGGTAGCCGTCTCCCCCAACTTCACTCCTACTACGGCCAGCCTCATAATAAACTGAACGCCATTTAGCTTCGGGGGAGACTTCTTCATCAACCCCCTTAAGATACTTATTTTTGGGCTCTATGGCGTGGGTAACGTTAATCCATACGTCTAAATTTTTCCCCTGAATAACGTTGCTACGCACCTTTTCAGAAACGTTGTCTATCCCAAACTTATTCACCAGTTGAATGTAAGTCATGGAAAAATCGCGATATAGGGTATCAATGATTCCCAGGTCATTCTGGGCTAAGTAATACTCGCCGGGAGCGAAATTAAAGGAACGTATAAAGTCCCCCTTATCCTCCTGCATAAATAAAGCAGCCGTGCCGAAAAGGGACAATTGTTGGTAGAGGGGGGGTAGGGTGTTGTAGAGGTTGGAACGACCATACGTCTCAAGAATGATGCGGGTAGTTTCATATAAGTACTGCTTAACGCGCGGAGACTGCATAACTCTAAAATCGGGATGAGTGAGAATAAGCCACGGCTTTGAGGGATTGGTAATGCCGGTCATAAAACCGGAAGCGGTGACCTCACTCGCCATAGTGGCGGTACTGTCAAGTATTTTATCAAAATTAATGTCCCCACGGTTACGATTTTCCTGATTGTCATAACGGTCATATTGGGGAACGGTATAGAGGGCAATGTCCTTGGCACGAGTTACCCATGACTCCCGCTCATTCTTGAGTTTAGTCCTCCTGGTTTCAAAGGGATTGGGCATTAAGCCCCCAGCAAAGTCTTATTTGCCGTTTCGGCAGGCGCAGTAAAACCGCTGGGACCGGATAAACGGGTCCCCGCTATCCCTCGACGCAAAACTTCAGATTCGCGCTGGGAGGTTCTAGCGGCTAAAATGTTTTCATCTACCCTCCTCGGAGCCTTCTTAGGTAAGGTGGGCGGAGGTGCCTCTGGAGTCTTTGGGGCTCTACCAAAACACATAATAATGATCTCCTAACGTTGCCACGGAACTACGTACTCCTTCTTCCTTCTCTTCCCAGCCCCCCTACGGAGGAGAACTTCCGGGTGGTTTTCCTGTTTAGGACGGACGGGTTGGGCAAAGGTAAGGGCCACTGCGTCCCCGTCATCTGGAGATTTACCAATCCTACTTTTAATGTCCTCCTTCTTCTCCAAGGCAAACTTATTTAAAGGATTGTTATGATTGTAGGTGGGGGCGCATAAATCCACCTTAAGTTCAGGAAGATCTGGGAGGACGCCAATCTCCTTAACCCAAGTCGCCATTCCGTCCCACATCTCAGCACGGCGGTTCATGTAATACTCATCATTGGCTTTACTACCGAAATTAACCTCAAATACCTTGTAACGCAGGTCCCGAAGGCGATCAATAATGCCAGCCCCCTCACCCCTGTCTATGAAGACCGCATCCGGCATCCACTCGTCCATAATTTTGATTAAACGGCCAACGATGTCTGAAGTGTTTTCCTTAGAGTATTTACCGGCTCTTTCCAACCAAGGACCTTGACGTTTGTAAATGGTAGTCTTATCACTCCCCTCCCTAGCTGGGTCACATGAAAGAATTTTAGGATATCCCTTAATCTCGTCAAGGGAAAGAATCTTACGTTCCATGGATTTAACGACTTCGCTGATGGTGAGGAGGGTATTGTCGGTAGAAGCATTGAAGTCACAATATAGCTCCTGGCGGATGGCGGAATCCGACATCGTTTCCTTCATGAGCTCTATCTCTTCATCGGGCAGCCATGGAAGGTCGGTTTCATCTATACGGTAGATCCGGGCGTACCAGTTAGGAGATTTAACGGCAGCAATGTAAATTTCATAAAACTTATTAATGCCCCTGGGAGTTCCTATGAAGATTGCCCATCCCTGACGGTCGGCCAGGGCGGGACGAATGATTTCGTCCCAAACGTAGGGCTTCATGTCGGCAGGTTCATCTATGACTAACCCGTCAAAGTAAAGGCCACGCATGCCTTCCGGATTGTCGGCGCCATACAGGGCAATGGTGGAACCGTTGGGGAGATGTATCTCAAGCTCTCCCTCCATAACCTTCGTACCTTCAATGCGTAGGCAGGCAGACTTAAGATATACCCAAGAAATCTTCTTAGCCTGTTTGAGGAGAGGAGCACAATAGGCGAATCTTCCGTCGCCCCCCTCAAAACGAATCGCAGCATCAACCAGGGAATTAGTAGCACAAAGAGTTTTACCGAAACGGCGGTGGCAGACCAGAACGCAAAAACGATAGTTCATCATCGCTTCATGAATGTCTCGTTGATACTCGTGAGGGCGATATTCGGTATCAACTAGTGTCGTCACTTTACTTATCTTCCTCCAACGGTTTTAACTTCTTTAAATTGCTTCCAGGTGGACCGGGAATTCCCGTCACCACCAGGATGGGAGTTGTGGAGTCGGATTTAACTTTAATCTCCTTACCATAGTCGTCACGGAAACGCCGTTCCAGGAGCCAAGCTGCAGCCCTCCAATCTTCTGGGGCGGCAGCATTTATATGGGACAGCCAAGATTCTGCCGCTTCAGCTTCCATCGTAGCAAATCTTAAGGCAAATTCAGCCTCTACAGTCTTACGATCGTCCGCCTGTAAATCCTGAACTCCCTTCTCCAGCCATCCCCGGAAGGTATCCCTACTTACCCCGGCGTATCTACATAGGATGCTTATGGTAGCACCTTGATAAACAGCATGAAGAATCTTATTTTGGATCTTCTTAGTTAACTTCATCTTAACGGGACGAAGAATTACCGTCCCATCGTCGTCTAATTGAGTATAAGACATTATTACACTAATTCCATTCAGGGTGAAGAGGACAGATAAAGGAAATATCTACAAGGAAACAAGGATTTCCCTTTGGGTAATAAATGGGAATTATTTCAGAAATGAAATCAGAACCAGGAAGGGAATCTATTATTTCTTCGTAGGGATTCATTTTTTTATTCTCCTTCTAATTAGAACGTCCTTACTCGTTTTTCGACAAACGAAACGACGAAATAAAATTTCTATTCGTTTCCTCGTCTAACGAGTTACGACTAGTTAAGTACGGTACGACGTAATACATTGGGAAATTAGGTATTATTTATTTTTCTAAAATATAAATTTAAGATTAAAAATACATTAAGTAATCAAATGGTTTAAGACTAAAGACATATTGAGTAACTAAACGGTTTAAGACTAAAGACATATTAAATGTATGTTCTCTAAAGTACCCCCCGCCAGACCCCGGGTATTTTCGCCGGGGGTACCCCCCTCGCTCAGTACCCCCCACCTTGCTCCTGGCCCGTCCCGTCGTGCTCTTGTGTTTCCCCTCCTGTACTAGTCTCCTAGCTTACTGTGGTAGGACCAGGGTAGGACAGCAGTGGAGGAGTAGACTGTTGTGTGGTGTGTAATAGAGGGGTAGGGAGCAGGGGTGACTTCCGCTTGCTTCGTCTTTAGCTCGCCCTTGACGCCCCAGCGCCCTACGATGAGCAAACAAGTCCCCGCAAACGCCGCACTTGACACGGACACCCCGCCTGTGCTATAATGGGGGCGTGGCAGGGGACGGACCCAGGCCCGACACGCCGACTGCCGAGCCAGCAGCGGTTAAGGAGCGAACATGACGCAAGCAACAGCAGAAGCCAAAGCCCCCAAGCACACCGCCAAGGGAAGCCGCAAGCCGAAGACAAGCGGGAAGAAGACCGCCAGCGCCAAACCCGCAACGACTGAGGGGAAGGCCAAGGGCCCAAAGGTGCAGTACTCGCCGGGCGACGTGACCCGGGCCGGATGCACCGTGGTGAAACAGACCTGCGACCCCGACTACGGCGTTCACCAACACCGCCTCACGGTCCGCTGCGTGGTGACCAATCGTGAGTTCACCATCGCCACCCAGGACGCCTTCCAGGTGCGCTTCCATCCGGACGTCGCCCGCAAGGAACGCCGAGCCTGGCTAGCCGACAACGCGTCGTAACCCCGAACCTCAAGTAAGGCTCGTGGTCCTTACCATGGGTCTTACTGGTGGTCTGGGTATAACGCCTCAGCCCACAATGAACCCGCGCCACCTGCCCAGCGTAGGGGTGCAGATAGGGGAGAACCATGGCAAACGAACAGGAAGTACTCGACCTCCCGCTTACGCGGGGACAGCTAGGTACGCTTCATGACATGCTGGAGACGATGTGGGAAGACTACGTCGTTGATGTAGACGACGACCGGGAGTTCTTTCCAAAAGGTAAGGAAGGAGACGAAGAGTATGAAGCCAATCAAAAGCTTCTCCAGTCCTGGGCGGACGCCCTACCCGGCATAAACCGGAAGATTGAGAGCGTCTTAGGAGAAGACGGGCCCGCGCCACTCGCGTAGCGTGAGAACGTAAATAACGGCATGCGTCCTTCCTACATGAGTAGGGGGCTTATGTAGTGGCTCAATAAGGACCCACTAGATTAAACCTACATCATTAGCATAACGTGGGGGTGCAGACGGGAGAGAACGATGCTGCAGCTAGTAAACGAGGAGCTGATAACCATCCTCACAGCCATGGAGGAGTTCCACACTTTCCAGGTGGACAGAGGGTATAACGGACTCACCGACCTCGAAGAAGAGGTAGTTAGTAAGCTTACTTTATACCTAGTTAAAGAAGGTAAGATTCATTCAAACAGAGATACTGACTGGAGGAAAAAACAAAATTTGAAACCGGAGTAGGAACTCCAACGTCTACCTAGGTAGAGGGACGACAGATGGAAGGGGAAAAGGGTAATGGTTGATAAGACAACAAAACACACACCGTTGCCGTGGACAGCAGAGCCACATGGTATTTTTCCATGTAGGTATAGCGTTATGCACGGCGAGCGGCGAGTAGCCTTTGTGGGGGCACCTTTTACTACAGAGGTTTTTCCAGGTGACGACGCAGCGTTCATTGTGAGGGCGTGTAACAATCACGACGACCTACTTGAAGCATTCAAGTCGGTGATGGAATTGATTGACACGGGTTATTTAATTCGAGACATATCGAAAGACGCAGAACCTGGTTTTGCTATTCGGCAGTTTGAGCCGGTCCGACAGTTACAACAGGCTGTACTTGCCATCGACAAGGCTGAAAAAACAGAGTAATGAAAGGGGAAAGATCTATGGCTAGCAAATCACAGGACGGATTGGAAGGAGTGTTCATCAACGTCTCCCTTGAGACGGCAGAAATGTTGCAGGAACACCTTATCCATGAAAAACACCGGACGGATTATGAGGTCGTGAAGAGGGCGCTTACAGAAGTAAGCGTAGCGACGGTGGAGGCCATAAGTGAATGGAAGGAAGAGTATGGGGAAGAAACTTAATTAGACCCCGGGGGGCGGCGAGTGGGTCCCCCTAGGGTCCTCTGATGAGCGGGACGGGCAACGGAACCCCCACCGTGACCCATCTGGTGAATCTATTATGGGTCCCCGTTGCCCTATAAGGGTAGACGTAACGCCGCTTGCCCCAGATTCATATTTCATTCAACGGTATGAATAAGGGTTGAAACGGGGAGATGAAGTCCAACGTCTACCCCGGTAGAATGGAGGTGCGGAAATGGAGAAGAAAATGATGAGTTTAGTATTGCGAATTAAGAACTACTTTGAGATGACTGCACCTCAATGTAGGAGGGAGTATGTAGAACTCTCCCGTGAAGACCGTGAATGGTTTGTGGAAGAATTTAACGCTATGGGACTTCCCACAACTATGAAGAAGGTGAATGGAAATTAATGGGAAGAATGCAGATGGCTTACGTCCTTCGGGAAGCGGGAAAGAGGAAGCCCCGCTACTATAAGGGACCGTACAGTCATCTTGAAGAGGGAGGAGTTCTTTCCTTCATCAAGGATGACGCTATAGTGTGGTTAGACCTCAGTAAGACGGGACGGGAGGAGGTAGTTCAAAAGGCGTCAGTTCGAGCGGAAGTTGAACTTGAAGTTATATGGGTTTGGGGGGAACCGGATATTATGGTTCCCTCCGGTATGAGGAAGTTGAAATGGTTTGAGTTAACGAAAGCTCAAATAAACCAGCTAAGAGGAGGTATCCAACCAATGGCAGCAAAGACGAAGAAGTTTAAACCGAAGTACAAGGTGGGGGATAAGACTCCCGCTGGAGCGAAGGTCCTACGGGTCTATGAAGACAAGGACCGGAAACATCACCACCAACGTTTGGTGGTGGAATGTCTCTTCACCGGAAAACGCATCGACATCGCGGTACAGGACGCGTTTCAGGTGAAGTTTCACGAAAGCGTCCTTCCCGCGCAGCGTAAGGAGTTCCTCGGCAACGGGAAGGTCAAGCCTAAGAAGGCCAAAGGGACGGCTAAGGGTAAGAAGCGAAAGTTGGCAAAGGCTTAGAGGCTACCTATCCCCGGGGTTGATGCCCAATAGGCGCTTCGCTTTGTAGCCGAGGGAAGCTAGCCCCCAGGGGTAGTTTTAAGGAGTGAACTAATGGGTTTAAAATTTACGCAATGGGCAGAATTGAGTGAAAAAATAATACGGGCCCAAATACGTAAACCTCTTTGGCAGGTAGAAGCCAAACAATTAGTTTTAATAAAGATTTGGAAGATGGAGATTAACGGCACTCCATTTACGGAAGGACTTATTTCTACCATGACGGCCAACGTCTGTAAGGACATATGCCGCCAACATTTCGTTGAGAATTATGAAGAACCTCTTCCCCCCTTCCCCCTGGAAGATAAGTCCTCCACCATCACCGCCAGATACAGCCAAACCATGTTGGATTTGGACTTGTGGATGCAGCAGCAGGCAGAATCCCGCCAAAGGGTACTGGCGTACGTCTTGGGGCTTAACCCGTACCGGGACATGACGGATTTGGGGCGGAAGGTGGGGGTAAGCAAGGCCACGGTGTCTCGCGCTTTACAGGACCTAGCTGACTACTTGAGGAGAAAGTGATGTGTATACCTTATCATCTTGATCTTACTTCTTCTTTATCTTTACCTCATATGGTATTAACTGCTGGGAGCTTAACGTTATCCAACTTCATCATTGAAGAAGATGTTGGTCAATCAACTTTCGAAGAATTTATGAACGATCATGAAAAATGGGTACAAGAGAACGTAATGGAAAAAGATGAGATCAGGTAATTGTGAAATCCGAGCCGCTCGGAAGGGGAAATGGGTACGTTACCGCCGGAAACGGGGGGAATTTCAGGCTGTAAGGGATGTGAAGGTGGTTAAGGATAAGGAATGGAATGAGGCCCAACGAAAGAAGAGGGAAGAATGGAGGGGGTTGTTGTAATGAGTATAAGACTTAAAGATATATCAGATGAAATAATAGAGATAGCCCTTTATAAAATATATCCAAAGTGGAGGGAGGGGGGAAAGTTGCCATATGGAACAGGTACTAAGATGGTTAAAAAATTAAAAGAAGACACACCAAAATTGGTTATATCTAGTAAAATAGTTAGAAGTAGACTGAAATTAATGATTCCTTTAAGAATAAAAGAGATAACACCAGTTGTCACTTACCCTACTATGTCTAAGGGGGAGAAGGATATAATTTTACTTGGAATGAATCTGCCTTTAAATATAACTAAATCACAGCTTAGATGTGTGAAAGAGTTTTTATATACACAAAAGTCTATGTGTGAGGTGAAAATTGAAATATTGAACCATATAAAAGAAAGTGTTGAAGAATTGGAAACCTGGAATTTAGTTAAAAAGATTATAGATGAAGATAGGATAACTTTTACACCCCCTATTTTTTGGCCGGAGGTAGTGGAAAGCATAGGATTAAAAAGATGAGTGGAATGAGGCCCAGCGGAAGAAAAAAGAGGATCTGCAGGAATGGAGACGGAAGAAAGGACTGGTATAAGTGAGAGGAAAGGAAAGATTTGGTTTCATTTTCTTAGTGGGGGTTTGGAGTTGGGGTGCTACAGTGAGGACATGAATAGTGCAGCGAATATGTTTATTATGCATTGGGTTCAGTCTTCAAAAGAAGATGTACAATTAGGGATTATTATTAAGATATCAATAGGGGGGAAAGTAGCAAATAGGGGGTCGGCAAAATCAGAGATGATACATTATACTTCAACTATAGGGGTTTTGGAAAGGATGGGGATTGAAAAAAATGAGTGAAAATTATCCATTTGAGGGGTCGCTTTGTCCTGAGTGTGGTGACACCCTCCTTGCGGGGGTAATTGAACTTAAACAGAACAGGAGGACCATGCATCATTTTTACGGGTGTTCATCCTGGCCCCATTGCGAATGGACGTTGGACCCTGGGGAGGCGGATGAAGATGAAGAATTTATGGCGAAGTATGAATGGGTGGAGGATGAATGATGGCAACTCTCATCGGAAAGGTGCTTGTATGTGGGGGGAGGAATTTTGATAATAAAAAATTTTTACATCATGTTCTTAATCAATATCTAATTTCACACCTTATACAGGGGGGAGCTAAGGGTGCAGACAAGTTGGCGAGGCAATGGGCTTTAGAGAGAGGTATATCGGTTACTTCTTATCATGCCGATTGGGATAAATATGGTAAAGGGGCAGGTTTTATACGTAATTTCGCTATGCTGCTTGAGGGTCGTCCTGATTTGGTTATTGCTTTCCCTGGGGGTAAGGGGACTGCACATATGGTTAAGATTGCTAAGAAGAAAAAGATTCCAATAATTGAAGTTACTGAGGAGATGAATAATGGATGAAAAAACGCAGGAATTGGTAAATTCGGTTGGGCAAAAGGTATTGGATTGGGCAGAAGCAACGGAGAGCTTTACTGTAGAACAGGCTCCGTTGTTAGCGCAGGAGATTGTGAGATATGGGATACTGAACAACTTATTACAACTTGCGTTCTTCCTTATTGTTCCTTCTATTATGATATCTTTATCTTACCGTTTTGGAACTAGTAAGGATGTCTGGCAAACCGATCCCACACCGAAAGGAATTGCTTGTATTATCTCTGGAGTGTTTGGTTGTTTTTTCTCTGTAATAGGGCTAGTCGTATGTAGTAAAGACGCTGTACCGAATTTATGTAAAGCCCTTGTAGCACCCCGTCTTTACATCATAGAACAAATTAGCAGACTAATGTAAGGAGATAAATGATGGCAACGGCAACTAAGAAGGAAGGCCCTATAAGGTGGGAAGTTAAGGAGGGGAAGAACGTATATAAGATTAGCTTCTCCGAGGGAAATCATCAGTACCGTGTAGTCCTTCCGGGGGAAAAGAAGTCAATTTCGGTCCCCTCCGTTACCTCAATTATAGGGCAGCTTGACAAACCGGGACTCGTCTTTTGGGCGGCTAACCTTACCGCTGATTATTGTTTGAATCAGCTTGTTAATCCGAAAACGGGGAAGATAAGGAAGGTAATAAAGGACCCTAAGGAAGTATTTGAGCTAGCTAAGCGTCGCCATTCAGAAGAATTGGAAAAGGCGGCTAACAAGGGGAAAGCCGCCCATAGGGTGTTGGAGAATTGGCTTCTTCATGGGAAAGTGCCACTGGTGAAGTCAGGAATTAATGCCAAATATGTAAATACGTGTTGGCAAAGTTTTACCCGGTGGCAGAAAGCGGTAAATTTTAAAGAAGTGTTGGGGGTGGAACAAAGGGTATTTTGTGTGGAGCATCATTATGCTGGAACTTATGATTTAAAATGTATTTTGGGAGAAACGGAGTACGTCGTTGATTATAAAACCTCTAAGGCCGTGAGGGAGCCGGAGTACCCCATGCAGTTAGCTGCCTATGCATACGCCGAAGACGCCTGGGCGTTTACAGAAGGTAAGTTAGGGATTGGGGTTTTACATTTCGATCCGGACACTGGAGAATTTCGCTGGCATGATTATACGAATGTGATGGGAGCTCACATGACTTTATTTTCTACTTTAAGGAAGGTTCATACTCATAAAAAGATTTGTGCAGAAGTGGTGAAGTCCGGGGCTGTAAGTTACCTTACGGAGGAGATGTTGGATGGGGAGTAGGGAGCGAAATACCGGTGCTAGATGGGAACGTCAAGCTAAAAAGTTCGCGGCTGAATTGACGGGGCATCTTCATTGGCGAAGGACTGATGGGGGGGAGAAGCAATGGAATGGCGATCTCATTCCCTGCAATGGTAGGGATGGTCCCGTAGATAAGATAAACGCGGGGAAATTTTATGTGGAGTGTAAATTTAGGAAGAAAATCCAACGTCGGCATGTTAAGGAATGGATACGTACCATAATAAAAAATTCTTGTGGTGATGAACGAAGATGGTTACTTCTTATTAAACAGGATGGAGGACCAATAATTGTATTTGATTCTACGCTGCCGAAGGATGAAAACGGATATTATATGGCAAGAATCACTTGGTTTGGCTCTGAGTAGGGCGTACCGGGGAGATGAAGACGCCAGGGGTAGGGCAGTTATGCTTATGTTAAAATTAATGCGTACCCGGAGTGATGAGACGAGGAATTATGTGACTCTTAAATTTTTAAGGGTAATAGACGGTGGGAGGATTGATCCTTCCCGTCCAGCTACCTTTAAGAGATATGTGGAGATGGCAATAAGGAGTACGATTTTAGATTATTTAAGAAAGGAAAGTACTGAGAAGAGAAGACATGGGGAATTTATAGTCGATGCTATAGTGAGGGAAAATTGGCCTAGATCGGAACCGTTAAGGGAGATGAGACTTAATGATACCACATTACAGCATCTCGCAGATACAGCGCGGGCAATGGGAACCCCTAGGGGAGCAATCGTTGCTACAGCGGCCTCGCTCGGAATTACGCGTCAAACATTACGGAAACGGGTACGAAAGATTATCGAAGGAAAATGTCTGTCAGATTTTAAGGAGAAGGACTGGACCCTGTGATTTAGCCATATGGGGGGCGTGGGAGTGGGATACCCCTGGGCGGGTATTGTTGGAGAAGTTACTTTTACAGCCTAGTTTAGAGAAACTTAATATATGGTGGGATTTAGTGGAAAGGAAGGGAAGGCACGTGGGATTGGAGGAGGAGGGGAGGAAAGCCAATCCCGATCGTTTGCTATATACCTTAAGTAAGATACGTCCAAAGGTTCTCCTCCTATGCGGGGAGGAGGCATGGAATTTGTTTAAAGTGGGTCCTTTGAAGAAATTAATAAACGATGTCGGCATTATAAACTTCTCCCCCGGACGGGACGTGTGGGTTCTGCATGCGCCGTGCCTTGCAGAAGCGGCTGAGATGCATCGACTCCTCCCGCAGGTTGAAGCATCCTTTGATAGGGCGGTTTCCGTATGCAACCCACACGTCCCAAAAGTTAAAAAATGGGTCCGTCCGATAGAGGAACTGTTGGAGAAGACGGCGAAGATTTTAACGGCGTACGATTTGGAAACGACGTCGCTAGACCCCCGGAAGGGAAGAATACTAACGGCTTCCTTCACTTGGAGGGAGGAGAAGAAATTGTTGACCTATTGGGTGGAGAATCCCAAACAATCAGATCTTAAACGATGGTGGGTTAAGGGACCGAGGATAGTACATAATGCGAAATTCGAACTCAGTTGGACGAAACCAATCAAAATTACAGACTATCACGATACATTTCTTAGGGCTGGACTCGTCGATGAAAATGAGAGTCACCGACTTGAAGACCAATTACTCCGGTATTGCAGAGGTTATCCCTACTGGAGTTCCTTACCGGATTACGGTGACTTTTCCGATGTACCCCTACACGTTGTGGGCACATATAATGGATTTGATACGGCATATACGTATCTCTTGTACGAGTACCAGGAGGGGGTTTTGGACGATCGCGAAAAATCTTTACTTGGGGATGTGATTAATCCTTTATCTTTCGTTCTATGGAAAATGGAGGAAGCGGGGGTAAAGATAAATGGAGGGAAACTTAAGAAATTATGTCAAGAAATGGACGAAGAAATCAAAACGGGGAACGATTTTTTAAGGAAGAAGTTTGGGGACATCAACTGGTCCAGTCCAAAACAGGTAAGAAAGTTATTATATGAAGAAATGAAGCTTCCTGTATTAGAGATGACTAAGGGTGGGGAGCCAAGTACAAGCAAGGAAACGATAGAGAGATTGTCTAAACGGAGAAAGTCATTACTTCCCATAATTCGAATTCGGGAAATAACGTCCATTAGGAATGGAATACTGTCAGCATTGGAGGAGAAAACGGATGGAAACGGTTATATACACACCACTTTTAATCAAGGATTCGTCGCGACTGGAAGATTATCCTCATCTAACCCTAACCTTCAAAATATCCGACGGGAGGGTGCTGAAAAAAGTTGTTTTACTTCTCGATTCCCAGGAGGCAGACTTGTGGCGGCAGACTATGAACAATTTGAATTACGAATTTGTGCTGCACATTCCAAGGACCGTATGTTCCGAAAGCTTATCCTTGAAGGACAGGACCCACATACTCACACAACTAAGGAACTTGAGTTATCAAGTCGACAAGATGGTAAGCAACTTAATCTCAGCCTCGCCTCAGGAATTTCCGCCAGAGGACTTGCCTATGAACATGGATTTTCTGAATCCAAAGCAAGAAAATGGCGAGGAGAATGGTTCCGACTCCATCCCCAAATAGCCATGTTTCATACTAAATTGGGGCAGGATGTAAGACGTAAGGGGTATGTAACTAATCTCTTTGGAAGGAAACGTCATTTACCCATATCTAAGGAAAGGAATCAAAATTCTCAGCGGAGAGCGTCCAATCAGGCAAAGAATTTTCCCATTCAAGGGGGGGGGGCCGACATTATCAATGCAGCAGTAGTTCGCTTGTATCGTCTTTTAAGGAAAGAAGGACTGAAGGCGTTAATAGTTTTGCAAATACATGATGAAATAGTAGTGGATTCACCAAAGGAAGAGGTGAAGAAGGTGGCGGAACTTATGAAGGAAGCCATGACGAATCCCATGCCGGGATTTGAGTTCTTTGTGCCCATGGCGATAGACCTCAGGGTAGGAACGAGTATTGCTAAGTAAGTGGATTATTGGGTCACAGTTGGGCCATGTCTTATCAGGGAGGGTGGGTGGTAAAATGTTACCGATGCGGAAAGATACGGAGAAGACTAAAAATAAGCGATGAATCCGGCGGCAAACATCATACGTCTACCTAGGGGAGGACCTACATGGACGCGCAACGACAACTTGAGATGTTACATACGATAGCTTCTACCATACACATCCTATGGCGAACTCATACGGCTAATTTTGAGCAGGCGAATATGGGGCTAATTGGGCAGGAAAAAAGAAGGTCACTGATGACGGCCTTCGATGTGGAACTCCACAATATACGAGCAGAACTTGAGAAGGAGATAAATGATGGCCTCGAAAGCCAAAAATCCATCAAAGATGTCGGCGGCGAAGAAGGTGAAGATAATAAGAACAGTGGAGCAGGGGGTTGTTGAAATTAAGGCATCCTGTGGGGTGACGATAAACATAGGAAATTACGAGTCGCAAAGATATGATTTATCCGTTACGACTCGCGTTCCCGAATCCGCGTCCTTCGAGGAGGTAGTCGTAGTTACGAATGATTTGTTAGCGAAGGCTTTCGATAGGGAGGGTAAGAAGATATACGTTAAGATAACCGAATTCTTGGAGGGGTTGAAATGATGAATTTTTTGGCCAATGTGTGGGGTTGGACGTTAATTTTAATGTTGGTGATTATGGCGATAGCACTGTGGTTATGGGAAAGACAAGAAGCCAAAGGCTTAGACCGAGGGGGTAAAGATGCCAAGGGCAAAAAGTAACGCTAAACCAAAGAGACAAAGCACAAAGAAGAAACAGTCAGTTCGACAATCCGCAGGGGGGATACATTTGGACTCCGACGATTTAAGACAGGACATGCGAGACGCCGGAGGTGGGAATTACTTTACGTGGCCGGATAGCGGGAAGGTGAAGTTACGTCTTCTGCCGTATGAACGTAACGGGCGGGCCAAGCTTTTTTATAAGGCCGTCCAGCACTGGCAACCAACTCCTGAGATCCGGGGTAGCGTCTCCTGTGGGGGACATGACTGTAAGTTGTGTCAACTTAGGGCGTCGTTAGACAAAGCCAATCAGGACTTGATAGACCATCTTCGTCCCCGCATTCAGTATCTCTTTAACGTCGTCGATAAGGCTGATAAGGAAGAGAGGATACAAATCTTCCGAGGGCCGAAGACCGTGTACGACAGGTTCGTAGCCGTCATCCTCGATGAGGAAGAGTTTCCAGATGCCTGCTCTTTGGAGAATGGGGTAGATTTTCTCGTTCAAAAATCGGGAACGGGATTGAATACGACATATGGAGTGACTCCCTCCCCGAAGAGAAGCGCCGTTAGTCCTCAGGGTTCGTTGACGAATTTTGAGGAACAAGAGGCGAATCGTGGAAGTGTAGATTTAAAGGTTATCGCTGAGCAAGTAGCGGAAGCCTATGACGTAACGGTACCCTTTTAACCGGGTGGGCTACCCGGTAGGGGCTGGCCGATGGGGTAAAATGTGTTGGTACTTCCGTTTACTCCGGTGCCGATGCGGCCCTCCGCAAATATCGGTCAGCCCCGTTTTTTAAAATAAGGAAAAAAGATATGAAGCTAACCATGGTAATAGATTGCCAGTTCGGCAGTACGGGTAAGGGGAAGGTAGCGGATTACCTTCTTAACGGGGAAAGAAAGTTTGAGGCTGGAATTTGTGACTTTGGCCCCAACGCCGGCCATACCATTTACCATCCCTTACGGGGAAAAATAGTCTTAAAGCAATTGCCTGTTGCCTGCCTTCATCGATTGCCTTGCTTCATAGGACCGGGGGCCGTCATAGACCCCGTGCGTTTATGTGAGGAAATACAGGAGCATGACGCGGAAGTGTACATCCACCCTAATGCTATGATTTTAAAGTCACATCATAAGGAGTGGGAGCAAGAGAATTTGGTATACCTTAGCTCCACGGGTCAGGGGGTGGGAGCTGCCGTGGCTTCCAAAATTCGAAGGGAAAGGGGAACGGTACTAGCCGGAGAGGACGAAGTACTTAGTCAATTTACCTTCTTATACCATCATAGGTGGAAGCTTTTACTAAATTCAGATGCTCACGTCTTGGGGGAATCTGCACAGGGGTATGGATTGTCCATAGATTCACAATTTTATCCCTATACTACGAGTCGGAACGTTAACGTTCCCGCCGTCTTAGATAGGTTTGGGGGGGTACACCCTTCCCACCTTTATGAAACGGTAGGGGTATACCGTACCTACCCCATCCGGGTGGGGAATTGGGAAAAGGATGGGGTTTGTGGGTGGAGTGGTGCGGTATATGACGATCAAAAGGAACTTAATTGGGAGGACTTAGGGGTAAAATCCGAAATAACCACGGTGACCAATCGTGTACGACGGGTCTTTACCTGGTCGGCAGAGATGTATAAGGAGACTTTGGACATCATTAAGCCGGACGTGGTGGTCATAAATTTTATGGATTACGTGGAAAAGAGGTTGTGGGAAGACTGGCTGGAAACCAACGTCATCCGGTCCGGGATTAAAGTGATAGCTTCGGATGGGCCGGGGCCCAACGATTTTTGGGAGGTGACGGTATGAGAGTAGATGAAATTAGGTTATTGTTGGCTTCTCCAGTTAGAAGTCTGTCTACTTCAATTCAAGAGAAAAATCTGGAAATGGCTGGTAACTGGACAACAATGATAATAAATTACATGAGAGCTTCTCGTTTCTATGCAAATCAAATGCACGTGAGGCTTATAGGTAGCCATACTTGTATAAATCCAACGACTTTTGATGAATGGAATACCCTCCATAGAATTGCCATTTTTAAGGTAGAGAGAGCCATGGCTGAGACCTGCCACGGAATTATAGCTTATCAGTCGGAGGGCAACTCTTCCGAAGGGGTTGAAAAAATCTTACGTGATATGGCTCATTTACCGGTCTTTTTCCTCAGCGGGGATCTAAAGATAGGTGAAGATGAAATGACGGAAATTCAAAATTTTATAGAAAACATAGGAAGGAATGCACTGAATGAATCTACCGCTAGTGCGTGAAAAATCCATGAGTTTTTCTTGGAGGGAAACGAAGCATGTGGCTCCCTTCATCCGGTTGTGGTTGGTGGGGGCACCGGGAGTCGGGAAGACGCACATTGCTAATTATCTGGAAAAGGTGGAAGGATTTCAGGTTTTACGGATAGGGGAAATCTTAAGGAAGGAGATAGGGGTAAGGGAATTTTCGTCGATGAAGAACCCCCATGCTCCTGAAGAAACCGATGACCGCGTTGCGGAACTCGTATATGATGCAATTGAAAGGCAAAGCAGGGAAGCTAATCGTCCCTTAGTTATTGATTCATCCCCCCGAAATGAGAGACAATTAAACTTCATACCTTCCTTTCACAATCCTTTAGAAATGAAGGATCTCGTCGTCTTCGTTCATGCAACGGAAAGTATACGTAAGGTTAGACTTAACAAAAGGGGAGCAGATGAAACCAGATTGGCTTCCCGTGCAACGGATAGTTGGGAACAGGTAAGACCAGAACTTATAACTAAATTGGTGAATGGGGGAGTTTTTATGACGACGTTTGAAAATGATGGACACGTTGACGATGGATAACGTCTTCCTTAGAGGTTACCAAGAACATTTGGTTGGTAAGATGGCAGATAAAAAATTTATGTCTATCATGTCTCATTCAATCATTGAAGAATGTTTTGATGAGGATTTAGCCCCCATTGTGAAAAAGTCCCTAACCCTATGGCGAAGGAAGGGGGAAGTACTTACCTTAACCCAAATGCGGGCCATTTCCCCTAGCGCCCAAATAGCTAAAACTAACGGTTCTTTTACCTTTGATTTGGAAAATTTAAGCTTGTTTGGTAAGGCTTCTGAAATTCGGAACCGGATAACAGAAGCTAAATTAGCGCTGGAAGAAGGGCAGATAGATGAAGCGCAACAACTCCTTAAGGAACCCGTTAAAATCGGACGAGAGGATGGGGAATCCTTTAGTTTCTTTAGTAAAAGGAAAAAGGTAGGGAAGGGACGGGGTATCGGCATCAATACCGGACTTCCCACCCTTGACGGGGCCATGGGCGGTATTTGTCCCGGGGAAGTAGCACTCGTTATTGGTGAAACGAATGTGGGTAAGACGAGTTGGTTAATTAATGTGGCGGTGGAGTCCATAATTCATGGGTTCAATACCTTTTTCGTTTCCATGGAACAGCCCGCTCATTCCATGAATTCCAAATTTGATTCGGCCTTCCGGGTTAGAACCTTTGATAGGAAGAAGGCGGGGAATCTTTACATACATTGTACTTCCCCCCACAGTCAAACTCCAGCAGAACTAGAAAGCCGGTTGGAAAGGGACGGGGGTCTCGTAGATTTAATAATCTTAGATTCGCTTGATCTCATACGCGCCCCTCGAAGGTGGGGGAGCCGGTGGGAGGAGGAGGGGGAGACGGTTCTGGATATTAAGGCGTGGGGTCTACGTGCCTCTTCCCGCTTATGGGTCAGTACCCAGGCTAATCGGATGGGGTATGGGGGGGACGTGGTAAGGACGGGGCACGTGAAGGGGTCCCTGGAGAAGGTACAACTTGTGGACCACGTAATTTCCCTCAATCCTCCAACCGGAGAGCTATTGCCGGGGGAGGAAACGACGGATATCCGGCTTTACCATGCCAAGAACCGGTTTGGACTCAAGGTTGGAACAATAAATCTTGAGTGTAGAATGAAGTATTGTGAATTTAAGGAGTGTGAGTATTGACCCGCCAGCAAAGATACAGAGCGGAAATTCGGAACGTTCCTGAGAAGGAAATATATAGAATGGTGACGGTAGCCACAAGTAAACCGAGAATTCATGCTTGTTATCAGGAGTTGTTGCATAGGAAGAATTTAAGAATAGCAAACTTGCAGGAAAAAATTGATAGTTGAATCAGTTTTTGGCACGGCGGCGTGGCAGCGCCGGGAGTGTAGATGGCAATCCGAACATCGTAGCCTGCCAGCTAAACACCGGCCCGTGCCAAAGCACCACCCCAGGGAGGGTGTAGCGGTTCGTGAATACGTGCGCCTTCCCTGGGGACACAGATAACCAGAGGAGAGAGAAGATGACAATAGAAATTTCAGAGCTTGGTTTTACTGAAAAAGAACTACAGGAACGGGTCGTCGATGGTATTTGTGAGCGCCTTATGTGCAAAGAGTCATCGGACGGCGAGGGAGGAGCAAGACGATGAGCACTTTTAGTGCGGCGGACGAGTATCCAAAATTATTGCACGAATTTGAACTTGCCGAACAGCGCATCGCTAAGCTTGAGGCCGAGCTTGTCGATGCAATAGAGGCGCTGAGCAACGAACAAGAAACCCGGGTGCTCATGGAATCCGAACGTGACAAACTAGAAAGTGAGCTTATCACTGAAACTGATTGCACTGAGAAAGCCGAGGCCGAGCTTGCCGAGGAAAAATTTATGCGGGAAATAACTGACACTGGCCTTCTATGTAAGATTTTCGGTCATAAGCAGCCACCGGCATCAGCCTTAGCATTCACATTTTACTTTTGTCCGCGCT